GCTACAGTATTATAGTACTGAGCTAATGATTGTTGAGGTGCCATTTGTTGTTGTCTTTGTATATCTTCTAAAGCTCCACCTACTGCTGTTAAACTAGGTACTCTTTGAGCTGTAGATAATTGTCTATTTCTTTCTCTTTCTAATTGTTGAAAAGCAAAAGGCATAGCTTTATCTGCTACTTGTCCTATTACAGCAGATTGAGCTCCCATACTTGTAGGTGTTCTTCCTGCTCCACTAAACTGTCCTGCAACACTAGAATAAACATCTTTACCAGCTTGTGCAATCATAGGAGATAAGAATGGATTGGTATACTGGCCTTGGATAGTATCTAATATTTGTTGGTTAGCAGCTCCTGCCATAGTTTCAGACGCAGCTAAACCTTGTAAAGTTTGTTGTGTGGGTGCTACATACCCTGCAGCTGTTGGGCCTTGATTATATATAGTTCCAGCTTCAGATATAATCTGATTCAATGCTGGTTCTGCTGGTGCGTAAGGGTTAACTTCAGTACTTTGTACAGTCTGTCCCCCTCCTCCTCCTGATGACATAATTTATTTCTCCTTTTTCTTTTCTAATAATATATGACTTTCTTTATAACCAAAAGGTTTTAGAACTTTCTTCCACCCAGGTCTTGCAATTAACTCTAATAAATCACATTTGTTATGCCATGCAAATTCTTCAATGTGTTTTATTAAATGTTGCCATTTTTCACGATGCTTACCAGTCATAATTTTAATATTAAGACATCGTTGTAATGGTCTTTGTATTATTTCAGTAACCACTGTTCCATAATATGTTTTATTATCTTGATCCCAAAGAATCCATAGTTGCATCTTATCTTCTAAGATCCATTTTCTAATGTGGTCTGCTAAAGCATATCCATTAGATCTAGCAAGTGCGTTAGCAATATCTTCTATTACTAATGGCCAGGCAGATTCTACTTTATCTTTTGGTATAAAAATTAATTCGATCACGTTATTTCAAGGTATGATACCACAATGTGCAGCTGATTTCCAGCAGACGATTGTGCTTTTAGTATCTCCCCTGAACTAAGCACTAAAGGTTGAGTAAGTAATTCTAATGTTTGTTTAGAACTAAATGCTTTATCTTTGTATAAGTTAAAAATATCAGATCCATTAACTAATGTTAATGTTAATGAAGGCGTACTACCTGCATTTTCTGATGCTATTATAGATTTTACAATAACTGTAGATCCACTTGCTGCTGTTATTACAGAAGTAAGATTAGTATTAATTAAATCTACTTTAGCGTTTTTGTAATTATTAGCCATAAAACTCTTTTGGTGTTATCTTTTTTCTAGGCATTAGAAATTGTAAAGTCTTTCCATTTCAGCTTCAGTCAAAACTCTGTTGTAAATTCTGAAATCAGCAAGTGTAGCATTACAGCCTCCAATATCTCCAGATCCAGGAGATGAGGCATGAGCACCAATAGATGCTGTTGCACCACTAGCATTAGATGTACTTATTCCAGATAAAGTTGTAGACCAGTTTGATACTCTGTTTCCAGAGCCATCAAGATAGTAAGCCGAAACTGTTTCGCCAGACATTGTGTAAAAAATTCTAACCCAAGTACCAGTTGAATAAATTACATTTCCTTGATTGTCATAGTCAGCACCACAACCCATAAATCCCATTTTGTTGCTACCACATCTAGCATTAAATGTTCCTTTTGAACCACTAGAACAAAAACCAAATCCAAATATGTAATCGTTATCATCAAGACTTGCATTAGGTTTAACCCAGCAAGTAATCGTTCTGTCGTTTGTTCCAGTAATAATCGTTGCAGTTGGTAAATGAATATAGCCATCACTATCTGGAAAAGATGTAACTGTTCTGCTTCCAAGAGGTGTTCCACTATCTGTGCTTTGCGAAACTGTGCCAGAGCCATACTTTACTCCAGTATGATTATTGCCTGAGCTGTCTGTTAAGTAAGCATCTGCATAGTAAGCAATAAGACCATTACCTAAAGTATCATTTTGAGTTATGTAAGAAAATGCTCTGTCTGCTGTTTTGCCATTTGCTGTTGCTCTTAAAGTAAAACTGTTCGTAGTGTCTGAGCTTACATCTGTCGGATTGCCAGAAATAACACCAGTTGAGCTGTTTAAAGATAATCCAGCTAATGAACCAGATTGTAAAGAATAAGCTACTGTATCACTATCGGCATCTGTTGCTGAAACTGTAAAATGATTTCCAGTAGCATCTTCTAATATTGATCCTAAAGAACCACTAGCTGTTTGCCATGATGGAGAAGTATCTACATTAATTTGAGTAGCAAGTGTGTTTGCTAAACCAGAAGCATTTGTGACTTTAACACCATAAGGCTCTTGTGCATTTAAAAATGATGCTTTAGGAGCAACTGCTGTAATTTGAGTTTCACTATTTACTGTCACAGTAGAGGCATTAAAATCTGTTCCCGAATTTCCAACAAAAGTCACAGTAGCACCAGATGCAAAACCAGTACCAGTAATAACTATTGTTTGATTTCCTCCAGCTTGACTATCTACTTCTGTGACATCTAAAGACGAAACTGCTGGTGGCGCATCAATAACTTTAAAACCAGTACCAGTATAATATTCAGCTAATCCAGATGTAGTATTAAATCTTAATTGACCTTGTGTACTACCTCTTTGAGCAGTAGTACCACTAGCTACTTTAGTACCTTCAGTACCAGTATCGCTTATGTTTTCAAATGATACATCAAGATTAGAACCAGCAATTTTTCCATTTGCTGTACTTAATAAATTTGCTATATCTCTTGCTTTTGTCATTTAATATTTCCTTTTTAAAATTTTGTAGGCTAGATATTTCTACCTAGCCTTTAAGTTTATAATACTATTGTATTAGCTTCGTCTTCAGTTAATGCTTCTCCTGCAATTAACTTTGCTTTAGCACTAGCTTTTAAATCTGCTTTTTCATTAATAATTTGATAAGCATCTTTATCATTTACACTATTTGCAATATCAGTTTCTCTTTGTGTTAATTCTTCAGCAGTTAAATCAACTACTGTTTCCTCATTTGTTATTGCATCAATTATTATTTTTTTCATATTATCTCCTTATTTAAGTCCATAAACTGTAATTTTATATCCAGCAAAATTATGACCACCATTAACCATAATTCTAACACCTCTAGTAACACTTGATTGTCCATATCTTCCACCACCAACAAATGCAGCATCATAATTACCATTTGGATCAAAAACTTTTGCAGTTAAAGAATAAGTATGCTCTGCGTTTAAATGCATTTGACCAAAAGTTAATTCCCAAATATTTGGATAAGGTTCACTAGCATTAGACAGATTCCAATTACCTAATCTTGCTGAACTTCTATTATTATCATATCCATTAACAGAAGCATTATTATTTCCCGCTGAATGGTAGTTTCCACCAAAATTACTTACATAATAACTTCCACTAATTTCAGAACCACTACCATCTAAATATCTCATTTGTAGTTCTCCATGGTTAGAACCTACACAAAATGCATCTTCTATTATAATTTTATATCCTCTGTAAGTTGATGAAAATATATTATCTAAATCTATATTTGCGATTGCAGAAGAATAATCTGCTGCAAGTATTTTAACAAAGTCAGAAGATACTGTTCCATATTCTGGAGCAGTTGCACCACTATTCATTTGTAATACTTGACCTGCTGTACCTTTAGGTAGTCTTTGTAATCCACTTCCATCTCTGTAAAGTATATCACCTTGTGTAGTTAAAGTTGATGTTAAGTCAGTTCCATTAGTACCATTAGTACCTGCTGAACTCATAATATTCCAATAAGCTGTTGCGTTGCCTACTGCATTTCCTGTTGATGCCTGAATACAAACATAACTATTTCCACCTGATGAAACTACGTCATCAACAGCGTAGGTTGTGCCATTATTATAAGCACCCTTCCAGTTAAATTTGATAGCACCCAGATTTATTGTTGCCATATTTGTTTCCTTATATTGTTGATATTAAATTGCCATTTGAATTAATGCTAAAGACAAAGCCTGAAGCACTAAATAAAACATCATCAAAGTTGGCATATTGACTTTCAGTGATGTTATCTTGACCTTTGTTAGTCGTAATATATCTCATATTATTTAAAGCAGGTGTTGGTGTATTCGCTTGTCCACCCATTGCTGAATGTGAACTGCAATAATAATATAATGTTGGTGCACCTGTTGCAACAACAATTGTTACTTGTGTTGAACTATTGTGAGTTACACCAGTTGTGTATTCTGATCCACTTGCGTGTGTTCCATTTGAAGTAGTTGAAAACTTAAATGGGTGAGCTGAAGGATAATTAAATACATAAGTATTACCTTCGTATAATTCTAAAGTATCTTGTTGAACACCTTCTATAAAGTATTTATTTGAACCACCAACTGAAGAAACTGTTACAGTTTTAACTAAAGTTGAACCAACATAATACTTTTCAAAACCATATACTTCAGCTGAACTTGCTGCTGCAAATTCTAATGCATTAGCTGCTGCATTTACAACTAAAGCTTGTCCTGCAGTACCAATATTAGATAAACCAGTTCCACCTCTAGCTGTTGGTAGAGTTCCTGAAGTTATTGCAGTTGCTGCTATACTTGCAACACTAAATGTACCAAAACCAACAATATATAATATATCGCCAGTTGCAGCACCTGATGCTAAAACTACTGAAGATCCATTAGATGCTGTGTAATCTGTAGGATCTAAATGTACACCATTAAGATAAACATCTATAAATCCTGAGTCATATGCAAGAGAATTACCATCTGCATCATTACCAGTAAAAGTTGTTTGGTTTGATGTTGCTACGTATTTAAATCTAGCAGATGTTCCATTTACTGAAGATCCAGCATTTTGCCATCCAGAACCTCCATATACTTTTAAAGTATCTGAGCTCGTATCAAAATAAAGGTCTCCAGAATTTAGTGAACTTGTGGGAGCTGATGATGCAATTCTATATACTTCTGCAAAGTTATTAATAGAACTTAAATTACTTACAGCAGTTGTTACATTTGCAGAGTTTGATGCTAATGTATTTAATCCACTTATTGCTGCAAGTGTGTTCATATCAGATACAGTTTGAGCTGTACCCAAAGTATTCATATCTGCTACAGCATCACTTGTTCCAAGTAATCCTATTTGAGTAGCTTTTGCAGCTACAGTTGTTACTTCTGTTGCTTTAGGAATAAGTCTAACAAAAGTGTAAGTATTTAATGTAGAAGTTGTTTCTACTAAAATTCCAAAACCTGCAGGTAAAGAAGCATTAGCTCCACATCCATTTAATGTAACTGTTGAGTTTCCAACAGTACCATTAGATATAGATACTACTCCTGAACCATTAGCTGTATGTGATGATCCTAATGTAGTAACACTAACAATAGTTCCTGCAGCGTTATTTACATCTGGGTTAGCGTTAGGAAAACTTGTTTCATTTGCTACTGGAACAAATCCTCCAACATCATCTACTAAATCTATAATTCTTGCGTCAATTGCTGCAGTTGTAGCAATGTGAGTATCTCCAGCTGACCATGTATTACCTGATGCAATTGTTTCGCTTGAATCTTGTCTAAAATATCTAGCATCAGAACCAGCTGTAGTTAATAATGTAACTTCGTCTGGTGTATGTCCTGCGTGTTCAGCAGCTGTAACTAAAACTGCATCTGCTATCTTAGCAGCAGTTATTGCATCATCTGCAATTTTTGCTGTAGTAACATTAGCATCTGTAATTTTTATTGTAGTGATTGCATTTGTAGCTAAGTCATCAGAACCTACAGCTCCATTTAAAATTTTAGCTGAAGTAATTGAGTTATCTGCAGGTATTAAAACATTTGGTGGTATTGAGCTACCTGTAACTGATAACGCTGCTATATAAATAACAAGTGTTTCACTTGCTAAAGTTCCTGAATCCCAAGTAACATTAACTGTAGTATTTGAAGAAAATGATGAACTAGATATAGTTCCAAATATTGTTCCTGTTGAACTTCCAACTGCTTTTACTCTACGACTTGCTTCATAAATTGAAGTTACGTTTGCTCCATTAACTGTAAATGATGTTCCACTTACATATGCAAATGTATGAGCTCCATCTCCATCTCCATAAACAACCCATTGTGAGTCATTGTACCATTCTCTTATATCAGCAGCAACAGCACGAAAAGCATTGTTGATGTTTGAAGGCAACATACCTTCAGCAATAGATACACCTCCTACCGATGTATTACTACCTGCTGTACTACTATAATCTTTTATTCCTGCCATTTATTACTCCTAATTCATAAACCAGCTGAATGCTTTATCGCTTTCAGTATTATTTTTGTTAATTAATTCGTTCACACTTTGTTCTAATTGTCTTTGAAAGAATTCTTGTGATTCAAAAGAATATCTTACATTATCTATATCTATCTTGTCTGCCATTATCTATATCCTGCTTGTGATGCAACAAGATCTATACCTTGTGCATGGTTAAAATTAGTGCCTGAAGCTATTTTAACATTTGCTCTTATGTATCTTCCTGATTGTCTAACAGGATTGATACCACTATCTACCATTGTAGATGAACTAGATTCTATTTCTGTGTCTGCTAATCTTTCTCTAGTTTTAACAGTAACAGTTGATACTGCATCTACTATTGGTCTAACTCCTGTGAGATTAGTTCTAGCACCTGGAAATCCTTCAATTTCTGCTGTTTCTATTTCACATTCATTAGAGTTTCCTGAAAAGATTGCAGCTTTAAAATCTTCATTTATTCCACCTAAAAACATTTGTCCACCTGACCAATAATCTGTATCTAATGCAGCATTAATATCTTCAAGATTTTGAGAAATAATATCCATTAATTCTACAGTAAATGCTCCTACAAATTGTGGAAATATTACACTTGTTTGTGCTTTTGCTAAAGACCATTTTTTAGTTGCATAATTGTAGATTATAATTTTATCACATATTCCACCAGATCCAGCACCATCTTTACTTGGATATGCCCACATAGCTAACTGATTAAATGGATCAGTAGCTGCTTTAATTCTATCTGTATATGCTTTGTTTAAATCTAAATCAAAAAATCTGTTTACTTTTTCTACACCAATAGGTGCTACGCTATCACCATTTATTTGATAAAAGCCATCATCTGAATAGAAGAATACATCTCTATTATCTTGACATACTGTTTGTCCATATACAGCTCCTCTGTTTGGTGAAATTACAGACAGTCTAAACACTACTGCTCCACCAACATAGTCCATACGAATAATTTGATTTTGTCTAAATACATAACCTACTTCTCCAGAAGTAATATGAACTATTTTACCACCAGATCCTGGTAAGTCTTGAAAGTCAGATTGTTTACCTGACCATGCACTTATGTCATTAATTCCAGACCAATGTATTCTGTTAGTAGCTGTACTAATATTACCACTTACTAAAAAATCTCTAACAACACCTGATACTCTAAACAAAGGTGTAGTACCTGCTGATTGAATTGCATTAAGATTTGCAAAGTTTGTAGATGTTCCCATTAAATAATATTGTGGTTGATCTACTCCATTACTTGCAATTACATAGTTACCAAATTGTGTAAATGTAAAAAAATCTGCTTCTCCACCAGTTAATCCTGATTTACGAGATGTAAATGTTCCTGATGCTAATTGAAATATATCTGTTTTAGTTGCTACAAAGTTAAAGATATTATTAGCATTATCTCTAAATGATCCTGCACCTTTAGCATTTTTTCCAATATTATTAGTAGAATATGATACTAATGATGGGAATCTTTTATAAGATCCCAAAGCATGATAAACATTAGTTGCTACGTTAGCACCTTTCATTCCATGTTCTGGTTGATCAGGTAGCCATTCACCAAAAGGTATTTGCATTATTTTCCTACTTTTTTAACAGCTTTTTTGTGAGCTTTATTAAAACTTAAACCAGCTTTCATATCTTTAACCATCATATCCATATGTTTTTTGGAATGATGAGCTGATGCTTTTTTTAATTGTTTTCTTTCTTTTTTATCAATCATCTATTTGCTTTTTTTTTTAAAACTTTTTGTACTCTATTAATCTTTTTAAATAAAATAACTTGTCCTTGTTGAATTTGTAAAATTTCAGTTCTCATTTTAGTTGTTTCATTTAAGTTCCAACCAATTAATCCTATTGCTGCTGCTAATGATAAACCTACAATTTTATCTTTTAAATCCATTATCTACTTCTATAAAATGATAAATCAGTTTGGACATCTGTTCTTTGTGTAACAGGTGCTCCACCATATGAATCTTGTTTATCATTATTTTCACATCTTTCCATAGCAGATATATACATCTGTAACCATTGTTGTACTTGATTAGGATCTATACCACCTAGAAAGTTTGCTGCATGATATAATGAACCATACAGGTATATTCCTGGATGATTATTTAAAATGTAATTTGATGTATTAGTATCGCTAAGAGCTCCAAAACTTTTATAATATGATAAGTACCCAGTATAAGAAGTATCAGGGGCAGGGCCAAAACGTAAAGCTTCTGTTTCATTATCACTTTCAATTGTATAGACTCTAGGTCTAGCAGTTGTTGATCCAGCTTTAATCTCAAACATATTATGTGGAGTTATGTATTCTAAAACATATTTAGTACTAGCAGATAATATATATAAAGATCTTACTGCAATAAAACCAGTTGGAACAGTTTCTGTTTCAGAGTCTATTGTAATAGCATCTATTTGTTCCATCTGTCGTATTCTTAGTTTAGCATTAAAGTCAGCTTCAGTTAGTGCAATAAAATCTGCAATTTGATTAGTCAAATCAGATCTATTTAACCAATCTGCTATAGATGATTTTAATCCTGAGAATGTTGTTAATGCCATTATAAATTTCCTTCAGCTGTTCTAAAATATCTAAACTCATTACTATTAAGTTTAGTTTTCATAATTTTTCTTTGAATGTCTTTAGGTAATTGAAACCAGTTGTTAGTTCCATTATATTCTTTAGCCCATATTGAAAGTATTAAAGGTGGTATACTTGCCACTCTTTTCATTTCTTTAGCACCAGATATATAACCAGAATCATGATTATAAAGAGCTTTGTTTCTTTTTAACAAAGGGTTTACATCTTGAGAGTTATTAATAGTTAATTGACCATCAGACTCTTGAATGTATTTAGTCTTTACTCCAGCATCATATTCAACTGATCTTACCTTACCCATACTATTCTGATAGTTCTGTTACGTATAAATTTACTGATCCAATTACTGCTACTTTTTCTCCAGGCGAAACTTTAAAACACTCAGAAGATTTTGCTTCTAAGAAAATTTTAGTATTAGCTGCTGTAGGATTAACTCCAAATTCTATATGACAATCAGCATCTGGTATTACTCTAATATATTCTATATTTGCATTAAATGCAGATGATTGTGCAGAAGAACCAGAAGATGTAACTTTTTCTGTAGTTAATGGTCTCATTGCGTAGTTCATGTTTTGTTCCTTGTTGTTTGGGGATGTTGCCACCCCCATAATTAATTATCTTCTTATAACGTAAGTAATTTCCATTTTAGATGCATTTGTAGAACCACCATTAGTGATTGCTTCAATTACAGATCCTTCAAGGACATCGTTAGTTGCAGAAGGTTCTACTGAGTATTTTTTACCTGCAGATCCTGATGCTACATGACTTATAGCTGCACTAGCACAAGCTACACCATCTATTTCAAAAGTAATAGCTGCTGTTCCTGTAGTAGTTGCTTTGTTATGTGCAAAGATTTTAATAATTCTTCCACCATCTGGTACATTTACAAATGTTGATGATGATGCTGATACATCTGGTATTGCTGATGTTAAAAAGTAGTCGTTAAGTGTTCTCATTTTGTTTCCTCATTGTTCCGATCTTAACCCCTCTCAGATCTTCAATGTTTATAAAAAATACCAGGGGAGTAGTATTGAGGTTACTCCCCTTAGTATGTATATTATTATGCTGTTGTTAAATCAGCTATTAAGCCAGAAGCTGCTTCGTTTCTAGATTCTAGAGTTGCTTCTACAAGAAGCTGTCTTTTCTCTGAGTCACCAGTCTTAGCAAGTTCATGCATTGAGAAGTCTCTCAAGAACGCAATTCCCCAATATTCCATGTCTAGTACATAAGCGTCTCTATCTCTAGAGAATCTATTAGGTACTACTTGCAATTGACCGAAGTCAGATGCGTACACGTCTACTGAAGTGTATAAAGTTGCGTCTGCACCAGCGTCAAATCTAGTAGAATTACCAGTAAATCCTGATAATTTTTGCTTGTTGAAAGGCCCACACATAATCATAGATGGGTCTCCACCAGCATTCCATACTGATTTAATTACTGATTTTAATTGAGATTCTGTGAATGCTCTTTGAGTTCCATCAGTTCTAGCAGTGTTTCCAAGACCAGATCCTGTTGTACCATCTGAAGCTTTGTCATCATTAGTGATAGTCCAAGCTCCAAGCGTTCCCATTTTTCTCGCAGTTGATGCATTGCCACCTACTTCAGCAATGTTGCCAGTAATAGTAGCTTCCATATCTCTTTTAAGCTCTTTAGCTCTTTTAGCGATTTGGTATGCGATTTCAGATGCTCTACCTGCTTTATCAACAGACTCTTGAGTTCCAGTAATAACTACAGTTTTATCCATAATTTGAGAACTGTTAGAAAGTCTAACTGTTGCAGTTGATGCGTCTAAAGTTGCTTCGTCACCTTCAATAACAGCATTGTTAGTTACTGCTGCTGCTAGTGAGTCGGTTTGCCATTCGTGAAGAACTGCAGTTGCTTGTGTTTTAGCTGCAGAACTTAGGAAAGGCGTGTCTGTAGGTGCTATCGAATAGATAACGTCTGAAAGATCTTCTCTTTCACCTACTGAATCATACGTGTCAAACGTATTAGTTGGTTGTGCCATTGTTTATTTCCTTTGTTGAGATTTAAGATTAATCATATCTGCTATTGCTGACTGGGCATCTCTTATGTGACCAGACTTTCGTAGCGTCTTGATTTTATTTCTTACTTCCTCTCTACCTGAACTAACATTCGATCTAGCAACACCAGCTTTTAAAACTTTAGGAGCATTAGCAACCTTTTTAGAAACTATAGGTCTTTTGTCTTTTTGAGACTTAAAACTCATAGCATCTTTTGCTACCATTAAAAATCTATGGTCTGCAAGGCTACCAATCTCTTGGTCATTAAAACCATAATTACGTAATGAATTACGCATATTAAGTTTAAAAGAGTCAGCTTTATTTGGATCGCTAAACTCTGGTATTTTTGTTGCAGCTAATTCTTTTTGTGTTTCAAGGTAACTCTCATACTGTTGAGTTTGAGCTTGTCTTGCAGTAGCTTTTAAAGATTCAATGTGTTGCTTTTCTTGTCTTAATTGAAAGTCAAGTTTAGCAGCTTCAGTTGGATCTTCTTGATAAAGTTTAGCAAGATCTTGTCCACCTTGTTTTTGTTCAACAAATTGATTAGCTGTCGAAATTAAATCGTTTAGTTCTGATAAACGAGTATCATAAGTTTGACGCAAACTACTCTTTTGAGTTTCAAGATCTCTCTTTTCCATTCCTAGTGTGTGAGTTTTTTGTCTATAATCCGAGTCTCTAGAATATCCTGCCTTCAGTTCATCGAGGCTCACCTCAAGCTCTTGACCACTTACTTTAACTCGGTGGAGCTCTGGTGTCTCTAATTCTGTTGGTGTTTCTTCTGTTGTCTCAGTATTCTCAGTAACCTGTTCTTCTGGAGTTTCATTCGACTCAGATTGACTCTCTTGAACTTCCTGTTTCTCAGGAATTGGTTCTGAAGGTTCTGCTTTAGTTTCTGGTACTTGGTTGTCCTGTTTAGGATTCAGTAATCCAGAAATTTTTTCTGCTGCACCTTGTATATTTTCTTCTGCCATATCGTTCCTTTCAGGGTTGACGAATTTGAAGTTGCGTTAGCTTAACTTCGTTTATTTAGATTCTCAAGATCTACTTGAGCAAGTTTTCCACTAGACATGACACTAAGCAAATGCCCTCGGATTTTATCTACCATATTAAAG